GGTCAATCTATATCGAACTCCCGACCCGCGAAGGTCTCCCGCCTTACGTCCTATCCTTTCGCCTCGCGGAACAAGGCTTGTCCAAAGCCCTCGCGATCCTTTGTAAGCATGCCGACATCGCTGGTGAACCCGTCATTGCCGCGCCAATGCCGCGTAAAGACTACGTTGGCACCGTCGCGCAACATTCCTTAGCCGAAGCCGTCCTACGCAAAATGCGAGTGATCAAGTGACCACCGATGACATCCTAGCCCTGATCGCCTCCGCAGACTATCAACTTGGCTCCCTTTCTCAATCTCCACGCGGCTGGGAAGTCATCCTATGGTCCGGTCCGATCGGCTATTCCACCTATGCCGCCTCCACTGCCGCTTCGCCTGCGCTCGCGCTCCACTCCGCTTATCTAAACCTGCGCACCTCCGGCGGCACTGAACTAGACTGTAACGCGCCCAAGGTCAAATTAGACCTGCAATCATTCTTGGCAAACATAATCCCCCCGCCTGAACCAATCAAACGGAGAATCTAACCATGTATCGGATCATCTCCAAAAAAGAACTCAATAGATTAAATGAAACTTGCAAAAATTATAAAGAAATTGCCGATGAATATGAAAAAGGCTTCAATGAAGGCAATTATACAATTAAATCCCAAGCCGACATAATCCGTAACATGGATATCCTCATATTCCAAATGTCTCAATGTCTCGATTGGCCATCAATGCGTCCATATTTCCAACAACTCATGTCTGATATGGAAAACCGTCGCCGCGCTGAATCCAATCGTATCACTGACATCATGCGCGAACAACTTATTGAAGTTTACAAAGGAAAATAACCCATGGGCGTTCCTGTAGGCAACAATGCCTCAATCAACCACACCTGCGAACTTATCAACGAGCTTCGCAAAATCCGCATTGAAAAAGGCATCTCCATCGTAACCCTTGCAGTAGACATCGACGTAAGCGAAACCCAACTGGCCGCATGGGAACGTGGTGATCGTGATCCGCTATTCCTCACCTGCGAACGCTGGGCCAAAGCTCTCGGCTACGAACTAGACCTAATGCTAATCAGCGAGAAGGAATCAACTCAATGACTATACAAAGGTTTATGTCAAAAGTTTGCGTTTGTGATCCTAATGATTGTTGGGAGTGGCAAGCAGGCCGTGATGAAAATGGCTATGGTCGTTTTAATTATCTCGGCGATAACGTACCTGCACAAAGAGTTTCATATATCCTTCATAAAGGAGAGATTCCATTCGGCATGTTAGTTTGCCATACATGCGATAATCCAAGTTGTGTAAATCCTAACCATTTATTTCTAGGTACACACCATGATAATGTAATTGATATGTTTGCTAAAGGCAGACAACCGCAAAGAGACTTGATTCGGGGGTCTGCTAAAGGAACAAACAAACTTGTTGAAGATGATATTTATAAGATTCGTGAATTAGTAGAGCAAGGTTATACTAATCAACAAATCGCAGATATGTTTAACGTAGCTAAAGCAACTATCTCGCATGTCAGAACACGCAGAAATTGGGGCCATATCTAATGAGCAAGTATTCCACCACTGCTGGCGTACCCACCCGCGGCGACGCTTTCTCCAAGCTCATCCACCATCTTAACGAAGCCGCTGATCAAGCCGCGGTTATGTCTCACCTGCATAATACCGAAGATTCCGAACTAGACAAACTCACCGCTCGCGGCTGGCTTGGTGTTCATGAACTCCTTCTTCGAACCCGCGCGCAGATTACTAAACTTGCTATGAATAAGTTTCAATAGGAGCCGGAGCATGAATGAGAATCAGAAGCATCAATTCGCGTTTGATCGGATATTTGCCGACGACAGCCTTGCAACTGCAAGACGCTATTTGTCCGCCGACAACATCGTGAAGATCATCAAACATGTCGAAGCCGCAATGTGGCGGCCTATAGAAACTCTGGGAGGGGGCGAAAAAGATTACGTCCTCGCCCGCACGGCAGACGGCCGCGTGATGCAGATGCGCGCATCAATGCTCGCTCGCAATCTCAAAGGGCCTACTCCCGATCACCTTAGTTTCCCTGCCATCCAATGGATGCCTGCCCCGATTAGCGCAACCTTGAAACCGGAGTTTCCCATGAGTGACGCGATCCAGCAAGAGCGCGACCGCTTGGCGAGAATATTGGAAGCCGAAGCATTAAAGCGGTCGCCGCTCACCCGCCAGACAGAGAGGGTAGCCGCGCTAGAAGAAGCATTGAAGGACGCAACAGCTCACCTTGCAGCAGCGACAAGCGTATATCAGCGATTTTGCCGAAAAGGCGTAACCGGAGACGCGCTTTACACAACGCGGCTCAAGGATTTCAAGGCAGCAATCCACCGCGCCCATTCCACGCTGAAAGAATCGCAAGCTCCAACAAAATAAATCTCACCAACTCAATTTTCCTCTTGCCCTCGCCAGTTAAATCGGGTATAATCAGAGACAATCGGAGCTTAGCCAATGGGCACCATATCCTTCCGTATCGTAGACCCAGACTCCCGCCCATTCGGCGACGGTTCAATGCTAGATACCTGCATCGACCCACAATTCAACGGTGTATTCCCAGACGACCGCCAACTAGGAATAATTCCTGAATCCAAGGAACTTGCCAATGAACGAATCCGCGAAGCCCGCACCAACCCCCCAACAAGCCGCGATTCTCGACAAGGTGAAGGGGACAAATGATAATATAATGGTACGTGCTAGAGCAGGTACAGGTAAGACTACAATGTTGGAGATGATCGACGCGGCTCAACGCTCCCTCCCCGCGCTCCTCATCTGTTTCAACAAATCCATCGCTGACGAAGCAACCCGCCGAATGAAACCAACCACCACCGTCCGGACCTTTAACTCTCTCGGCCACCGCGTTTGGTCTGAATACTGCTCCAAGCGCCTGACCCTGAACAAGAACAAAATCCGGGACATCTTCAAAGCCCTCGTCGACGATTCCCCGCGCAACGATCGCAAACATATGTGGAGCCTTTATGACCAAACCACGAGTGTCGTTAATATGGCGCGGTCAGTGGGTTATATCCCGAGTGGACATGCAAAGGAATCAAAGCGTTTGGCTGCCTTTCAGGATGTCGAATACAGACTTGAAGAGACTCTCCTCCCAGGTGTCCAATATCTCGCCGACGAAATCCTCACCGAATCCATCCGCCAAGCCTATGAAGGCATAATCGACTTCACCGATCAAGCCTACATGCCATCCCTATTCGGCGGCAACTACCCTTCATTTCCTCTGGTCATGATCGATGAATACCAAGACCTATCTCCTGTCAACCGTGCGATGGTCGCCAAGCTCTGCCGACATTCTCGCCAAATCGGCGTCGGCGACGAAGCTCAATCCATCTATGAATTCCGCGGCGCCGATACCGCCGCAATGCCTGATGCAGTTGAACAATTCTCTATGGAAGTCATGCCTTTGTCAGTTAGCTTTCGGTGCCCCAGCAACATTACCGACAACGTGCGTTGGCGAGTTCCAGATATTCGAGCTTCTCGCGATGGCGGTTCTGTCCTCCGCGGGTCCATCCATGACATCGACTTGGGATCAACCGTTATCTGCCGGTATAATGCCCCCCTCATACACACGGCAATGGAGTTGCTCCAGCGCGGAGTACGCGTTGATGTGGCAGGGGTGGATATCGGGGCGAAGATTATACGACTCCTCGGGAAGCTCGGGGATGACTCTATGGCACAATCCGCCGTCCTACATGCCATCGACGACTGGCAATCCGAGCGGGAATCCCTTGATTCTAAAACCGCGGCAGACACCGCCGAATGCATGAAGGTCTTTGCTCGTCATGGACGCACTCTTGCGCAAGCAATCGCGTACGCCAAGCACATCTTCGAAGCGACCGAAGGCGAAATACAGTTTATGTCTGGACATCGAAGCAAGGGGCTTGAATTCGACCGTGTCTATCACCTTGATTCTGAAACAATCCGACCCGGCGGGCAAGAGGACAACATCCGCTACGTAATCGACACCCGAACCAAAGACACCCTAATCTACATCTCATCCGACAGGAGGCACTAACCTTGGCCCTAACCGACGCCATCGCCGCATACGAAGACTGCGACAAGCTCTTCGACCAAGCTCTCGCCAAACCCAAAGGCATCCGCGTTTGCCTAGGAGCCGGCGAAGACGCCAAGAAAGCCGCCCACTATCTCCGCATGCGCATGAACCACTATCGCCAACTCCAGCGCCGGGAATCAATGAAAGTCTACGACCGAACCGATCCCCGATACGGCAAATCCCTCTATGACAAACTCTATGTCCGCCTCGCGGAAGACGAAGCCTCTGAATGGTGGCTCTACATCGACCCGGCCGGACAGGAAGCTCTCATTGTAGCAATCGAGGACATCGAATGAAACCGCAGCTTCTTGAAGAACTCTTCGAACGCGCGCTAGCCGAGGAAATCGGGCTGGTAGTTGAGTGCAACAATCCAAAGAAATTCTCAGATCATGCACATATGTTTGCTAAGGATGTTGTACGTTATGAACCTTTGGTTATCTGTGTCCCATCTACCCCTGACACCATCATGCTAGTTAAGAAAACAGTGAGTCTCCACAATGTCGAAGCTCCACCGAACGAATCTTAACCTCTATGAATCCGACGTAGACTTCCTACGCTCTATCTTCGGCCACGGCTGGACCAATCAAGTCCGCGACCTAGTCGCCAAGAAGGTCAAGGAAATCAAGAAAACCCGGGCAGAAGCAAACATTGGCGTGGAGGAATATGCTGATGAGTAACGATCTTGATTTACTCATGTCCCGCATGGAAGAAATCAACGCCAAGGCCGCGACCGACCTAACCCCAAACGACATCGACATCATCATCGAGTACCACCGCCGCCAACGAAGCCGCAAGGCCTCCGGGGAAAAGCCAGTCAAACCTGCTTCCGTCGACATCTCTTCTATCATGACCAAACTCACCGCGAAACCCGCAGCCGAACCGATCAAGAGGAGGATTTGAATGAACCTAGATGAATCCTACCTCACCCACGGTTCCGCATCCCCATTCCTCCCCGGAACCAAAATCCAATACGCTTGGGATTCCACCTGCCTCGGCATGATCAAAACCTGCCCACGCCTGTACCAGTACACCATCATCGATGGCTGGGCGTCCAAGGACGAGTCCGTCCACCTCACCTTCGGCATTCACTACCACACAGCACTGCAAAACTACGACATCGCCAAAGCTAACGGCGCAAGCCACAACGACGCAATGCGCGACGCAATCACCCGCGCCATGCATGACATAGAAGGATGGGAAGTTGACCGCGATTCCAAAGCCGGAAAGTACAAAAACCCTGAGACTCTCATTTCTCTGGTGGTCGGGTATCTTGACCATTACGAAGATGACCCCGCGGAGACGTATATCAAATCCGATGGAACCGCGGCGGTAGAGTTGTCCTTTCGGTTCGAGCTTGATTGGGGGCCAGAGTGGACCCGTAGAGAATTTGTGCCGGAACTCAACACAGAAGCGGAAGTTACTAGCACCCCACAACCCTACCTCCTCTCCGGCCACCTCGACCGCGTTATCAACTTCAACGATCACCTCTTCGTTCTCGATCACAAAACCACAACCACAACCCTCTCCGACTATTACTTCAACCAATACGAACCATCCAACCAAATGACCCTCTATTCCCTCGCCGGTGCCACTGTCTTAGACGCCCCCATCAAAGGTGTCTGCATCTCTGGCGCGCAGATCATGCTCAACGACCCACACCGCTTCGTCCGCCGGTTCACCTATCGCACCCCAGACCAACTCGATGAATGGCTCATGGACCTGCGATTCCATCTTGCCAATGCCGAACACTATGCCACCATCGAATACTGGCCGATGAACGACACAGCCTGCGACAAGTTCGGCGGATGTAAATTCCGCGGGGTTTGCTCCAAGTCCCCGCAGGTTCGGGAGATGTTCCTGAAAACCGACTTCGTCAAACTAGAGGAGGATGCCCGATGGAATCCCCTCCGCAGTCGATAGTCCCTAGCTGGCTCCGCTGGCCCCCAAACTGTTGTGAAACCTGCGTAGGTTGGGAACGCAAAGACACCCACACCGGTATCTGCCAAAAGGATAATGCCCTCGACGTAGGCCTAATAACCGACTCCCGCTATCGCTGCCCATCATTCAACAGGAAACCCGACGATGAAAGTAGAAGAGATTGAAATTCCAGATGTATGGATTGAAGCCCTAAAGGAATGTCAATCTATAGACCCAACGGCCATCATTGCTGGAGGTTGTCTTCGTGATCTATACTTTGGAAAAGAACCTAAAGACGTAGACATCTTTACAGGTCAACTTCCGGGGTGGAAGCTTGAAGATGAAAACTGTTTCGACTATGAAGGCATGCAGTATGTTTTATGTGTTGCTGATGCAATTAAGAATAATGTACATTATAACTTGATCGTAGTTGAGCCAGTAAGCGCAGAAGAATTGATCATAACTTTCGATCTAGGATTCTGCCAGATCGCTTTTGATGGCGAAAAGCTGATTAAATCACCTGCGTTTCTATGGGACGCAAAATACAATCTAATAACGCTTCGTCATATAGACAGGTACACAAGAAGCATCCGGCGATATGCACGAATAAACGAACGTTACAACTTCGATCTTATCATCCCCGAACTGGAGAAAGCCAATGCCCTCCCTATCAGCCCATCAATCTAACTCCTTCACCAAACTCCTCCTCCTCGGCGACGCCAAATCCGGCAAAACCGGCTCGCTCGTCTCCCTCGTCAAGGCCGGCTACAAGCTTCGCATCCTTGACTTAGACAATCTTCTTGATATACTTAAGTACAAAATCATCGAAGAGTGTCCCGACAAGCTCGACGCGGTTGAGTTCCGCTCGGTCCGCGACAAATACAAACCCGGTCCCGGTGGCACTATGATCGATGGCAAACCTAAAGCTTGGACCGACTCGCTCAAGCTCCTATCCAACTGGAAGTACACCGACGAAACTTCCGGAGAGGAAATCGATTATGGAAACCCTGCCGAATGGGGCGCTGATACCATTCTTGTCATCGACAGCCTGTCTCGTTGGTGTGACGCTGCTTATGATTTCCATGAGGCCATAATTCCCCGCGGTAAGTCCGGCGACTTCGATGGCCGGGCAGTCTATGGCAACGCGCAAGACGACGTTGAAAAACAACTCGCGATGCTGATGTCCAACACCATTCGCACCAACATCATCGTCATCGCCCACGGTACCTACATGGACCTGCCGGATGGCACCAAGAAAATCTTCCCTCAAGGCGTTGGGCAGAAGCTCTCTCTGAAAATCCCGCAATACTTCCCTAACTACGTTCGTTACCGCAACAAATCCGGGAAGCGAACCATCCAACTCGAATCCGATTCCATGATCGACCTAGCCAACACTCGACCGAATGCTCTGAACAAAGAACTTCCAATCGAGACTGGTCTAGCCGACTTCTTTCAGGCGCTGCGTGACACGCCTGTGCAGGAGAAACCCAAGTCCGTCACGTTGATCCGCAAATCCTAAACCAAGGAACCAACCATGAACGACAAGCCCAATTTCGCCTCCATTATGGACGAAGCCCCGACTGAAATCGATCGCCCGAAGCCCCTGCCTGCTGGCACCTATACCTGCGTTGTCGCTGGTGCACCTGAGCGAGGTAAGTCATCCAAAAAGGGCACGGATTTCACAATGTTCGTTCTCAAGCCCCTTTCGGCTGAGGACGACGTTGATGAAGACGAGCTTTCCGAAGCCGGTGGCCTCGAGAATAAAACTCTTCGCGCTACGTTTTATGAAACTCCCGAGGCAATCTATCGTCTCGATGAGTTTCACGGTCATTGCGGCCTTGATATTACCAAACCAATGTCTCGGCGTATGCGCAATGATGAAGTCGTAAACTCCCACGTTCGCGCAGTCGTCAAGCATCGCACGTCGGAAGATGGCTCGCGAATCTACGCAGAAATCGCGCGGACACTCGCGGCGGACTAACACCAACCGGGAGGGGTTTCGGCCCCTCCCACTTTATGGAGATAGGTGATGGACACGAAAGAACTTCTAACTGAACGCAACAAGACACATGGGCCGTATGAACTTCATGCAGCTATTACTCAGCGAATTAAGAATATAATGTATGAGCAGGGATGGATTAATCTTACACCGTCTCAACGCGAATCCCTCGACATGATCGCTCACAAGATCGGCCGCATCCTCGCAGGCGATCCGGACTTCCGCGATCATTGGGATGACATCGCCGGGTATGCTAAGCTCGTTGCCGATCGCTGCACAAAATGAAACCCATC